GGTAGTTGGGATATATTGTAGATGAAAAGGCCGATATTTCTACCGGCCTTTGAATCCACCTTTATTTGTTGAGTAATCCTAATATAATTATTAGTGAAATAAATCCAGCAAATCCTGCTTCACCGAAGCTATTTACTAAACCTACTAAATTACCAACAATGTCAATTCCTAAGAATCCCCCTACAAATACTAATTGTACAAGAACCCCTAAGCCGATTATATGTAATAGTACATCTTTTAAACCAGATACACTATCTATAATCATTTTGATTGTGTCTTTCATTTTAGTTTCCCCCTTTAAATGAACAAAAATCGGTGTTTTTCCGATTTCGTATAATAACTATATAGTAAAATTAAAAAAATAAACCAATATATAAATATATATTCCCTTTTTTCCATATCTTTATATTTATTGTTAGGTAAAAACTATGTCAAACGATTACGAAATATTCAAGGGAAAAACCCTATCAGATGTCTTTAAAGACATCTATGATAATTCCAAAACCAATAAACAACAATTAGAAGTATTGATGAAAGAGGTTGTGGGATTTATCAAAGACGGAGATACAGCCGTTCAGATTATCCCTATGTTAAAAGAATATTTAGAAATCAATGTCAAGAACGATGAACAACTTGTTAAGTTAGCAACAATCGTTCAAAGAATTACAGCAGCAGAAAAAAGAGTATCGGATAGTGGAGATGAGTTTGGTTTATCTGAATCAGAAAAACAACAACTTATGGATGCTATTGAAAACGATGTTCAAGAGTTACAAATCAAAAAAGACGAAATAGACAATTCTATTAGTAAGGAAAACTAATGTACACAAAGAAAACCAAAAGAGGTAGTTCTGAAAAGAGCACTCTAAGTAATCAGTTGATTACTGCTAGAAACCTTCGTCTAAAAATAAAACAACTTGTAGAAAAAGAAAACTTTTTTGAATTAGAACCAGTTGAAGTTTTAAAAGTTTATCCAACCGGTTCTGCTGATGATAAGGGATATATAGACTATGGTCGTATCGTTGGTAGATATGTTGTATCGGAACAAGGTTTACCATTTGAAGAATGTAAAGACTTTTTCCCATTAGATACAAATGTTTTACAATATCCATTAGAAGGTGAAGTTGTAGTTGGTTTTGAGTTCAATAAAGAAAGATATTATTTTGCTACTTTAAATAGTTCACCAAAAGATATAACATATAAAAAAAGAATCTCAGACATTAGAAATAAAGATAAAAAAGATGAACGAGATGAAAATTTAAAATACTTTGAAAACACCACAGAATACAAAACACAAGTTAAACAAGGTGATACTTTAATTCAAGGTAGAAATAACAACTATGTAAAACTAAGTAGTGATGACGGAACCAACACAGGTAATATTGTTTTAAGTACAAACGATAAACAAGTTTCTAAAAATATCACAGATGATAAATCTTTTGTTCGTATGACTACAAAAGAAAAAGTCGATTACTCAGACCAAGTAAAAGAGTTTGGCAAGAGTATGGATAGAATACTACCATTTGGTAAACAATTAGAAACAGAAAAGTATCAAGGTGGACAAATATACATTGGTTCCGATAGATTAATATTTAGTGCAGAAAAAGATGACATTGCAATCTTTGCAAATAAAAGAGTTCATATTAAAGGTGGAGATGGGGGAGTTCAGATTTCCAATAGATTAGGTGAAGTCGCAATCAAAGCAAAAACCGTAAGTGAAGATTTTATTGGTGGTAAAAAAGTTCAACTCAATAAAGCACTTGGTGGTGATGTTATATTGGCTCCAGAAGGTATGAAAGAAATGGGACAAGTTCTTGCTAAACAAGTTGAATGGAACTTAGATTTTTTAAAAGTTCAAATCGCTTCATTGATTCCTGCAGCCATACCAGGAACAAGAGCTATTCCAAATCCAGCTTGGCTTGCAAACATAAAAGCAAAAATTGACAACGCTAAAAAATTATTAGAGTTTAATGACTTGGTATTTAAATTGGGTTGGTTAGATAAAACAAAATTAAAAACCTACACTATCGATGAGTTAAAAGAAGCTTTTAAACCTATACCAGGATTTGGTAATATTATTCAAGGAATATCATCATTGTCAGAATTTAAAAATAAAGTTGAGGACATTAAAGGTCAAATCGATAGTAAAATAGAACAAGCAAAATCACTAAAGACCCAAGCACTTACTACGGTTTCATCAACAATAGATAGTGTTAAAGATGCTCCAAATACAATGTTAGGTTCTGGTCAAGTAGAACAATTAAAACAAAACTTGGAAGATTTTGAGTTAGAAGGTAATGACATTAATACTTATAAAGGAGCACCACAATTAAAATCAAGAATTACAGAATACGAAGAAGCAAAAGAAACACTTGATAATAGTTTTGGAGACGACAGATTACTTGCACAAAAACAATTTGAGGATAAAGAAGAAAGATTACGAAACCATATTATTTTGGGAGAAGTAAATTCTTTCGGTGATAAAATAATTGAAATAGATACTGAAGTTACTTCATTGGAAGGTTCTAAAACTTTAGCAGATAGTATAGCAGATTTACAAACAGAAATAGAGGAGTAAAATGAAGAAAAGTGACTTAATAAAAATAATCGAATTAGTTGTCCGTAAAGAAGTTAAAAAACAGATGACCGAGATATTTATTAATGAAGAAAAAGAAATCAGTTTATCAGAAACGATTTCTAAACCTAAACCTAAAAAGGTTGTCAATAAACCAAAAAAACAATACTCAAAAGATAAAACTCTAAATGAAGTGTTGAACAATACCAAACCATTAGGAGCACCATCAGAATTTGATGAGTACCCAACATTAGGTGGTGGAGTATTAGGTAGTGATAATATGGCAGAAGTCTTAGGTTATGGAGATTTAGGTAGAGGACAGAATAAAGAAAAGGCACGAGAAATGGGAGCAGTTCAAACTATTAAGAAAGCTGGTGTTTCAGTAGACGCAGTTCCAGAAGATGTTCAGAACGCATTAACTCGTGATTATTCTGGTTTGATGAAAGCAATTAATAAAAAGAAATCAGGTGAAGGTAATTATAGACCATAATGGCAAGTGTAAGAGAAATAGATAGAGATAGTAATGTTAAGGTTGGAATAAGATTTCCATTGGATTATAGTCCAGATGGATTTTTCTATTCAACAAAAACCGTATTAGAACAATCAAAATCCAACATTATAAATTTACTATTAACTCAAAAAGGTGAAAGAGTAATGCAACCAAACTTTGGTTCAAGACTAAAAGAATTGTTATTTGAACAAATCACACCAACAACAATTGATACAATTGAAAATGAAATAAGAGAATCTATTTCTACACAACTTCCACATATTATTTTAAATGATGTGTTGGTCGTACCGAGTAATGAAAAGAATATGATAAATGTTCAAATAGATTACTCTACAAGATTAGAACCAGATACCTTTGATTCTATAACATTTAATTTTGAAGTTGGAGAATAAAAATGCCGAGTATTAATCCACAAGAAGTAGATTACGGAACGAATAAAAAAGTCGTAAAAAAAGAAGTAAATTATCTTGGGAGAGATTTTGCTAACATTAGAAATAATCTAATTGAGTTTGCTAAATCATATTTCCCAAATCAATACAATGACTTCAATGAAGCATCACCGGGTATGATGTTTGTTGAGATGGCTGCATATGTAGGTGATGTATTGAATTACTATGTTGATAATCAATTTAGAGAAACACTTTTACATCACGCAGAAGAAAGAAAAAATATCTATGAGATTGCACAATCGTTTGGATATAAACCAAAACTTTCTTGTCCATCTACGGTAAAACTTACTTTTACAATTGATGTTCCTGCTAAACTTGTTAGTGGAAACTATGTTCCAAATTTAGATTATGCAATCACAATTGATTCTAATTCTACGATATCGGCAAACAACGGAACAGAATTTACATTGTTGGACGATGTTAATTTTAAAACATCAGGTTCCTTAGACACAATGGATGTTGCACCATTAACACCAACATCAGGTAATGTTCCTACAAACTTTAGACTTACTAAAACCGGTATGGCTAAATCAGGAACAAGAACATCAGAAACATTCTCTTTTGGACCTTCAAAAAAGTTTGACAAAATCACATTAGCAAATGAAAGAGTAAATGAAATTATTTCCATTACTGACTCAAACAATAATAAATGGTATCAAGTTCCATTTTTAGCACAAGATACTGTTTTTGAATCTGAAGAAAATACTGAACTTAACGACCCAGGTCTTTCATCACATAAAAATGATACACCTTATTTATTAAAACTTATCAAAACATCAAGAAGATTTACAACAAGAGTTCGTGATGATAATCGTATGGAGATAAGATTTGGTTCAGGTATTAGTGATAACGCTGATGAAGAGATTATTCCAAATCCAGATAATGTTGGTTCAGCATTAGGATTTGGTGTTTCAAGATTGGATGAATCATTTGACCCAACCAACTTTATGAAAACACAAACATTTGGGTTGGCTCCAAGTAATACAACACTTACTGTAAATTACAATTATGGTGGAGCAATAGAACACAATGTAGCACCAAGAACAATTACAAGTTTTAAAACACTCAATACTTCAAACTCTACAACAGGTCTTGATTCAGCACTAACATCATTAGTAACTGATAGTATTAGTGTGGTTAATTTAGAAAGAGCTACTGGTGGTGCAAGTGAAGAATCATTACAAGAAATAAAATTAAATGCAGGTGCATACTTTAATGCTCAGAATAGAGCAGTTACCAAAGAAGATTACATCACAAGAGTTTATTCATTACCACAAAAATATGGAAACATAGCAAAAGCATATATTGTTCAAGATGAACAATTAGAACAAGAAGGACAATTAGAAGTTATCAATGGACAAGTAAAACAAATTAAATCTATTGATGTTGTTCCTAATCCATTGGCTATGAATATGTATGTATTGGGATATACCGCGGATAAAAAACTTACACAATTAAATCAAGCAGTAAAACAAAATTTAAAAACATATCTTTCACAATACAGAGTATTGACAGATGCAATCAACATCAAAGACGGATACATTATTAATGTAGGTGTAAGATTTAGTATTATTGTTCGTTCAGGATATAATAAAAACGAAGTATTGTTTAGAGCGATACAAGCAGTTAAACGACACTTTGATACACAAAAAAGGCAAATCAATCAACCAATCGTATTGAATGATATTGCTTATGTTATCTCATTGGTCGAAGGTGTAATCTCAGTAGTTCCACCACAAGATAATAATCCAGAGAAAAATATTGTTGTGATTGAAAACAAACACAAAGTATCTGAAGGATATAGTGGAAACATTTATGATACAGATGCAGCTACAAGAGACGGGATTGTTTATCCTTCATTAGACCCAAGTATATTTGAATTAAAATACCCAAACATAGATATTCAGGGTAGAGTAGTAGGAGATAGATAATGCATTATTTTATATTCGGAGATAAAGACGCAACCATATATTCAGGTGGTACAACATCATCTATCAATACAGGTGCAGATGAAATTTTAGAAATCAATAAAGCTGTTCAACAAAATGGTAGTATAGGAAACATTTCAAGAGCATTAATACAATTTGATTATACAGATATTTCATCATCAATTCAACAAGGTAAAATACCTTCCACCGCAAAATATTATTTAAATTTATATGACGCTGGTTCAGAAGAATTATTAAGAAATCAAAATTTATTTGCTTATATGGTAAGTGGTAGTAGTTGGACTGAGGGTAATGGTAAACTTGACCACAACCCAGTAACGACTGACGGAGTAAGTTATCAATATAGAAACCACGACGAACAAACACCTTGGGTAACTGGTTCAGTATTGACTGACGGAGGTTCTTGGTGGACAGGTAGTCAAGATGGACAATACAAAGTTAGTTCATCATTTGCAATGACCAAATCAACACAAGATGTAAGAATTGATGTTTCAGATTTAGTTAAGAATCATATTTACTCTTCATCATTATTTCCTAATCAAGGATTTATAATTAAAAGAGAATCATTGTACACAGGTTCAAGTGATTTTTCATACAATCCAGGAAGTGATACAACAAAAGATGAAAGTAGTTCAACAAGATTAGGAAACTTAAAATTTTTCTCAACAGATACTCATACAATTTATCCACCGAAATTAGAAGTAATGTGGAATGATAGTTCTTGGTCAACAGGAAGCTTATCAGCATTGAGTTCAACAGATTTAGAAAACTTAAAAGTTTATTTTAAAAACTTAAGAACAGAATACAAAGAGGGTTCAATAGTAAAATTAAGAGTAGTGGGTAGAGAATTATATCCGACAACTGCATTTGCAACTACACCATCAGAACTTACTGTAAAATATTTACCAAGTGGTTCAATATATTATCAAGTAAAAGATGCGGATACAGAAGAAGTAATTATTCCTTACGGAACAGGTTCAGCCATTAGTTGTGATAGTTCTGGTAATTATTTTAATCTATGGATGAATGGATTTCAATCAGAAAGAAATTATCGATTAGGTGTTAAAATAGTTAGTGGTAGTGGAACAACAGACGAACAGGTTCACTACTTTGATAACGAATATGAATTTAGAGTGGTGAGATAAAATGCCTTATTTACCAAGTTCAGCAAGATTAAAATCAGACTATTATCAAAAGTTATTAGACGCTGATATCATTGAACAACAAGAGTTATTCAAAGATTTAAAATTAAAACAAGAGGTGTCTGGTTCTTCCGATGCAATTCGTCCATTACGAGATGAAGACGGAAATCTAATATCAATAGAATCACCAAAGAACCTTGGTAAATCAATTAATGAAGAATTTGATATCGTTAGATTAGAAAACAGACAACAATATTTTGATGATAAAAACTTATCCAAAATAGACAATCAATTTACTTTCTTTAAACCACCAATCGAACTTGACAAACCAGAAGAAGAAAAAGAAAAAGAAATTATTAAAGTAGAAATCAAGAGAGAAGAAAAGAAATCAAAACCAGACTTACATTTAAAGAAAGCGATGATTAGATTTATCAATAGAGCATTAAGAGTTAACTATCCTTTAAATATGAGTACAAACTTGTTAAACTCAAAAATATTAGAAGTGATAAAAAAATATGTAAATCCAAAAAAGAAAATGGTAGGTTCTACATTCTTAGCATCATATTTGACAAGACAAAAGAAAAACAAAAATAGTTTAAATCAATTTATGGTTCCGATTCAACTTCCTAAATTTAAATTCTTTTTTGGTTCTATTATGGCATTAACAAGATTACAGGGGTATATTAAAAATTTACAATACCAAAAAATATATGATGAATTTATTTTCACTAACAAAGAGTTAATAAAGTTTTGGGGACAAGCAAATGAAAATGCACCAAGAGAAGAATTCGATATGTTTAGTGTAAGTGGATTAGAAGATACGGTTGAGGTCAAATAATGGCAAGAGAATACGGATTTACAGAAAAAGAAAAGTCAACTTATTATTTACCAAATAGAGTATATAGTAGTTTTGGTCGTGATAATGATGACGACTTTATTGCACTTTACATTTATGATGAAAACGATGAAAATCTTTTAGACACTATATTTTTAGAAACAGAAGACATTGATTTAGATTCAGGTGAAAACTTTATCGATTTAAACATAGCAGAACATTTAAGAAAAGCAGGATACACAGAAGGTAATTTTAATGTTACTTATAAATTTCTTAGAAGACTTGCTGGTATAGAAAGAGAAGTATATGTTTTAAGTAATGGAGATGTTTATAATGGATTGGTTAAAGAAAAAAAAATAAACGATGAAATAAGATACTTTACTGCACAACCAGAACAAAAAGGAGATAGAAGATTTGATTACCCACAAATCGCAGAACAAGAAGTATTTAAAAGAGATTTAACTTATGTAATAGATGAAATATCACCTGACAGAACTGAGTTAATTGTCGAACGAGATGAAATAATTAAAAACTCAGAATACATTGATGACTTTAAGTCTATGTCAGAAATGATAGAATATAAACCATTAAGAATTAATAACGCAGGTAAAATAAAATTTGATACCAAAGACCCATATGTTTTAGAATTTGATATCAATGATTTGGATAGAGGGTTTACACAAAATATGGTAGGTGGGGAAATCATTATACCTAAATTATATCAAATAGAAAACGAAACAACAACCAATGAAGATGTTGTTGTTGATGAAATAGTTGAGGTAGATTTCTTTGAACCAGAACCAGAAGAAGAATTAGATAAAGGTTTATTACAAGAAAGATTAGATAACGGAGACGCATCTGACTTCCGTGGTTTATCAAACAATGATTTAATAGAAATATTAAGAAACGACCCAGATGAAAATGAAAGAGAATTGGCAGATTTCGCATTACAAGAACGAGCAAACGAGCAAAGATAATGGCAAGGTCAGAAAGAGCAAAACAATTAGAACAACAACTTATCTCACAAGGTAGAATACTTCCACCAAGAAGACAAGGTGCTGCAAGAAATGCATATATTGACTTTGATGTAACGGGTAGAGCAGACTTAGGAGAAGAAGGTGGACCACTATCACCAGGAAACGGATTACCAATTGGTGGTTTGATTCAAGGTGGTGATGGTTATGGATTATATGGTGGAACTATTTATCAAAAACAAAAAGAATTAGAACGAGACCCAGTTGACCCAATCAGAAGAAAAAAGAAAACTAAAAAGATTGTTAAAGAAAAAATCGTCAGTAGAAAAGTTGTCAAGATAGAAAGAGAAGATAGAGATTATGTAGCACGAATTGATGAAGTATTGGATGCTAATCGTATTAGAGTTTCATTAAGTTATAATGACGGAGTAAATAAAACTAAACACAAAGGTCAAGACCAAAGTGCAGAAAAGTTTACTTATTGGAGAGTTAATTACGACAAAAGTAATGTAAACAGATTTAAAACTTATATGATTAATGGTAATAAACATTTTCTATTGGTTAACGATAAATTAGGTTCAGACAACTTATCAAGAAAAGTAAAATTAAAACAACCATTAACAACAGACTTGGATAGATTGGATAGAGTTTATTTTGCAGAAAAAAGACTACCAGACTATAAAGATAAAATTAAATTGGTTCCATTTGTTGACAGACCAGATGATGGAATATTTTTAAGAATACCTAATTTAAATTCAGTTGACAATCCTATCAATTGGGAATCAACTCAATTCCAAACTCACAATGATTTATTAGGAACCGATACATTATTAAATTTTGATTTAGAAGAAAAACTTATATCAGGTAGTTTATTAAGAACACAACCTACCGTAGATTATCAAAGAACAACAACTGATGTCAATGTAGATTTAGATGATACCGGATTTGGTAATTATGTAAACTTTTCTTCAGCTGAATCAAGATTAAAAAACTTTAAGAAAAAGTTAGAATTGATTGAAGGATATAATTCAACAAGTTCATCATTAACTTCTATATCGAGTTCTGCAGATAGAATTTCTTATGTAGAAAAACAAAGAAAACGAGTTATCAATTCCTTTGACCCATTTGAACATTATTTGTATTTTGAAAGTTCATCTTTCTCAAGTGGTTCCAATGGAATATTTCACGATACATCTTGGCCAAAAACCAATTCATCTGCACCATATACATTAGCAGCAATCGGTAGTACACAAGCAAATACTTGGTATAATAATATGATATTGAGTGCTTCTAATTATGATTTCAACAATCCAAACTCTTTAAGAAACTCTTTACCAGAACACATTTACGCAGATACTCAAAACAATGTATTCTTAGAATTTATGGATATGGTTGGACAACAATTTGATGAGATATGGGTTTATGTAAAACATATGACTGATGTCAATAAACGAGTAGAAAAATTATCAGAAGGTATATCAAAAGATGTTGCACGAGAGTTTGCTAAATCACTTGGATTAAATTTATATAGTGGTAATGACTTGGTGAATTTACCCGAATATTTATTAGGTAAAAACCCAGATGGTTCAACAAAATATGAAACACCACAAGAACAAATAACAGAAGAAATATGGAAACGAATACTTGCTAATCTACCTTTCTTTATCAAAGCAAAAGGAACGGAAAGAGCCGTTAAAGGATTACTAAGTTGTTATGGTATTCCAAGTTCAATACTTAGAGTTCGTGAGTATGGTGGACCAGATAAAGGCACAAGAGTTAGTTATGAAATAAAAAGAAAGTTTACAAGAGCATTAGATTTCAAAGGTTCACAATACATAAAAGTTCCTTGGAAAAATGATTCAAATGGTGAAGTTCCACAAACAATAGAGTTTAGATTTAGAACACCATACAAAGCAAACCAAGTGTTATTTAAAAAAGCAGCTGGATTTGCAATACAACTTATCAATAGTGGTTCTACTGAATATGGTAATATAAGATTTGCAGTAAGTAGTTCAGGTACGGGTGTATCAAACTTAGACACACCAAAATTAAAATTATTTAATGATGATATGTGGTCAGTTATGTTGACAAGAGTATCGTCAAGTGGAGAACAATTAGTCGATAATAATGCGAGTAGAAGTGTTGATTATGAGTTAACTGCAAAACAATATGATTCTACAAGACAAAAGATTTTATATCAAGGAAGTTCAAGTTTAACCGTAGACGGAGCGTCTGCTTTATCTGCATCTTATAACCAAAAAGTTGTAAATAACTCTAACGATTCAGTTTTTATCGCTGGTAATGGTAATAATTGGGGTAGTCAACAATTTAGTGGTTCTATGATGGAATTTAGATTTTGGTCAGAACCATTAAGTGCGAGTGTATTTGATAATCACGTTCGTGTTCCAAAAGCATACAATGGTAATTATTCGGGTTCTTCATATGATAAATTATTATTTAGATTACCACTCGATGATAATAGAAATTTACAAACGAATCCAACTGCATCTGAAGTGTCTTATTTAAATACTTACCAAGGAAATATTACAGGTAGTAACATCAATGGATTTACAGGAAACTTTTACAGAACATTAGTAGACCAAGAAAAAATGAGAATGCCTAATGTAGGACCTAATCGTAGAAATGCGACCAAGATTAGAATAGAAGACAATTCATTAAAAGTTGGAACCACACTTTCACCAGATGTTCGTAATGAACAATCATCACAAGACTTCGCACCAATTGATAGTAATCGTTTAGGTGTTTACTTTTCACCAGTTGATATCGTTAATGAAGATATCGCTTATAGTATTGCAGATTTATCTTTTGATGATTTAATCGGTGACCCAAGAGATGAGTTTGAATATTCTTACAGAAGATTATCAAAACTACAAAGAGATTATTTTAAACGATACAACAGGTCAAACAATTTTTGGGATTATTTAAGAATATTAAGTTATTATGATTCAAGTGTATTTACACAAGTCAGACAATTATTACCAGCCCGTGCTAACTCAACATTAGGTGTTTTGGTAGAACCAAATATTTTAGAAAGAAGTAAAGAAGTATTGGGTAAACAACCAAGTTTCACAAATCGTTATTATGAAAACGCTACACCATTTAATGACGGAGTATTGGTAACAAGAATCAATAATGATAATCCAGAATCAAAATTTAGTATGTTGGGTAGTAGTTATGATACATACGAAGGAACATTTAATGTGGCATTTGAAACAGGTTCTAACATTGGTTTCTTGGGAATGCCAACACTAACAAGTAATATCATTGGAAACAACGATAAAAACTTTGGATTTGGAACTACATACTTAGAAGCAAGTGCTTCAATACCACTAACTTTAAACTTAACAGATTTTATAGTTCCGATTATATCAGGTTCGAGAATATCTGAACAGAACCAAGAACAACGACTATTTTTTAACACTACGGTTTCGGCATCAAAAGCTCGTGAAGCTGCAAATCCATTATATTGGGCAAATAGTAGTTCGTTCCACCCAACAGATATAGAAAGTGTTGCGGTATCAACACAATTATTTAGAACATTTTATTTGGGAACACAATTAACAAAGAATAATTCTTTTGACGGAAAAGACCCAATCGAAGTTACAATTGTAGCACCAACAACAATAGTAACACAAGATTCAGATTTGAGTAAACTAAGAACAGAATAAAACAATGGAAAATTTAACTTTCTTATATTTATTAATGAAAAAGAATAGTTATATCATTTCCACAGGAGTAAAATAAATGGGATTTTTAGATAATACAACAATAACAGTAGACGCTATATTGACAAAGAAAGGTCGTGAACTTTTGTCAAGAGGGCAGAATGAATTTAGAATTACAAAGTTTGCATTAGCAGACGACGAAATTGATTACAATTTATACGACACCACACACCCAAATGGTTCAAACTATTATGGTGCGGTGATTGAAAATATGCCTTTATTAGAAGCATTTGTAGATGAAAATCAATTACTAAGATATAAACTAACTACACTTCCAAAGGAAACAGCAAAACTTCCTATCTTGGAATTACCAAATTCATCGATGACATTCAATGGACCAGGTATCACACAAACTATTACACCAAACACAAGAAATGGTGTGGATAGTGCATACACATTTGTTTTACAAGATGCGTCAATCGCAAACATTACACCGATTGTAGCAAGAAGTGGAGACCCATTAGGTGAAAGACCAGGAGAAAGAAGATTACCAGATGGTAATTTAGAATTAGATTTTGTAACAACAAGAGCAACTACACCAGTATTTTTAAACGAATCTGAAAGAAAACGCTCAATTACAATTACTTCTAAAGCAGTAAATATTATTGCGAGGTCAATCACAACACAAAAGTCAACCAATATAACCGTAGTCGGTCTTGATACAGGAGCAACTTATAATTTGCCAATCACTGTAAAAGCAGACCCAAGTAAAATATAAGGAGTAAGCAATGTCATTTCAAAGATTCAATAGAGCAGACGACATAGTAGAAAATCAAAGAACGACTATCACAAGTGGTTTATGGACTGGTGGTTCTACACAAATAACATCATTTTATACTGCGTCAGCTGCAGGAGAACAAACAGGTTCTTATTTAAATGTTTATAATGTAGACCCAACAGGTAGTTCAGCAGAAGTTCAATTCTCATTGGGATATGCACACGTTGATGGTAAGGGTTCATCAGGAAACACAACCAAATCTACATTAGGTCGTAGACAAACAAAAGCATTGTATGGTCAATTTAGAAATTTACTATTACCACCAAACACAGATAAGTTTACATTTACAAATGGAAGTGCCGTATCTAAAGACGACTTCTATTTTATATCATTTAACAGAGCTCGTATGAGAGAAAAAGTTAATCCAGGTAATTGGGAATTATCATTAGATGGTGGAGGTGATACAGTAACATTAATTGACGATAGTTCAACAACATCAGGAGTTACCGTAGACCAAGGTGGAAGAGTATTTAATGTTGTTGCAGGAACCATTTCAGGTGGTGTAACAGAAGCAGCATCTGCTACAACTGGAGATGGAGCATATGGATTATTCTATCCGGACTTGGGTGTTATTTTGTTAAATGCACAAAAACTTGACGACGAGGTTGCGGATATCTCAACAACTCGTTCAACAGATACATTTGATAATAATCCACGAGTATTATTTAATTCATTAGTTCAAGGTGCAAGTTTTAGAGCAAGACGAGAAGAAGAAATTAGTTCAACAAATTACTTTTGTAGAATAAACAACAAAAAGTTTAACTTTAGTTCAAATCCAACATT